TCTAACACCGATTGTTTTCTTCTTTGATCAAGAAAATCTTGTGTAAAAGGTCCACCTGTTTGTGCATTCATTCTTAATTCTAAATTCATATCTCCATTAGACTCATTAAGCTTAGCTTGAAAGAATTCGTTTAGTTCTGGAAACTGATTTGATTCTATTAATTTTCTATATCTAATTTGTTGATCAGATTTTTTCTCAGCTCTTTTGTTTTGGTTTTTTACTTTTATCTTTTCAAATAATTCTGTTATTTCGGATAAACCATCTGAATAATTTGGACCACCTTCTGAATTCTTTTTTCTTGTACCTAAAACATAATCTAATGGTTGAGCTTCATCTGCTGCCTTTTTCATGGCTTCTTCCATTTTCTTATATCCTTCAGGATCTGTTTCTTTAATAAATCTATCAAACTCACTTGCTATCTCTGGATCAGAAATATCCATACTTCCAGTTTCTTTCATTGACTTAATACTTTTTTCAGGTTTTGTAGGTCTTGTGCCTTTAGGTGTTTTAAGGTTTTTTGTAATAGGGGCTACAAGGTTATCATACGCCATACCGTAAGCATCTATAATATCTTTTTGATCAAACATATCTCTGTCTACGTCTAATTCTTCAAGCATTGAATCAACTGCAACATCAGCATCATATTTAGAATCACCGGTTGGAAAAATATTATCAACAGCTTTTTTAATTTCGTCTTTTAAGTTTTTACCTTTAGACGCTAAAAACTTAGCTAGTTTAAGTCCAGAGCCTATTTTATAATTAGCTCTCATTATCCCACCTGTCGCATTTGCTTTTCTGCCAGTAGGATCAAACTTAAGTAAAAGGTCTTCCTGTTCTATTTCTTTTTGAATTTCTGCAAGCTCTTCTGGAGTATATCCTTGAGGTGGTTCGTTTGGCATTTTAACATCGAAGAAACCTTCTTGTTCTATAATTTCAGTTAATGGTTTAGGTCTTTTACCCATTCTATCCATTTCCAGTAATTCTTCAGCAAGATTATTTATGTCAATTAATACATCCTGACCAAATTTTTCTCTAAACAATTCTATGGCATCTCTGCCTTTAGGTACATTAATTCCTCTTTTTAATAAAATTTCTCTAGCTATTGTTCTTGTAAGACCTGTTGAAAAATTTTCAACATTCTGCAAATTTTTAACTTTCTCCTCAAGTCCTTTCATTAGCTGAGACTGTTCCGTCTCAATACTTTTAATGCCTTGTTCGTCTATTTTTTTAACATCTTTGGTTCTGTCATCTAACTTTTTTTGTTCCTGACCTTTTTTAAAGGCGTCATCAATTTGTTTTTTAGCTGCATTAAATTTGTCACCTAGTTCTCTTTTCGCAACTTTATAGACTTGTTCAATATTTTTAAGTCCACCGGCTCTTGTTAAATTTATGATTGCTTGTAATAATTTGCTCATATTTACCAATAATACTCAAATTTCCTTTTAGGTTGTATTTCCTCTTCATAATCTTCAGGGTGTAGTAAAAAGCCTCCCTGTCTAAAACGCATGATAGCTTGTGTCATCGAGTCCACAAGATCGTCATGATCGCCAAAAGGAAAAGCTGCACACTCTTCGATGACTTCCTGCGCAAACTCCTTTTTCTTTGGAGCATATATCATAGCAGATTCAAATAAAGGTGCAACCGAGTTTACACGGGTATGTTTATCCTGACCTTTTGATGGAGAGAAGTTAATTACAGGTATCCCCATATTTCTTAGTTCGTATGTTAGAGGCAATCCAGACGCTTTGGATTCAACGATAACTGTCTCAGGTTCCCAGTATTTATATTGTTCTAGAGCCACGCGACGAAGTTCGGGGAACTCGTATCTGTCTTTGAGAGCATCTAATAATATAATACATTGTGGCCCGTCTTCTTTTGGTTTGAATACGCCCCAAGTTGTAATAGCACTATAGTCAGCAGTTTCTTTTTTCATGAATGCTGTGTCGTAAGATTGTATGACATGATCCAATGGTGGTATATAATCCTTGTCCAATCTACCCACCATTCTCTTTTGATGATAGCTCCTTCTTCTGATGTTGGATCTTGCATGTATTGCGCGTTCCATTTGGTAAGAGGAATACTAGCTTTGACAGATTCTAAATCTTCTATCTTCCAATACTCAGGCCAAACAGGTTTACCTGATGGCATGATCGCTGGAAACTCTACGACTTCCCATTTATCAGCTTTTGGTTCTGACTGAGCAGATAATAATCTACCAGTCAAATCTTTTTGATTCCATCTTGTCATTACCAGAATGATTGTACCGCCTGGTTGTAGACGTTGACGTGGACCAGAAGAATACCACTCGAATGTTCGCTCGAGAGCTTGTGAGTTTAGTGCATCTTGTTCAGTGTGTGGGTCATCAATAATTAAAAGGTCAGCACCACGACCTGTAATTGCTGATCCAACACCAGCAGCATAATATTCACCACCTTGTTCTGTTTCCCATTTACCAGCAGCTTGAGAGTCTTCTCTTAGTCTGGTGTCAAAAACTTCTTTATACAGAGGGTCATCCATAAGTTGTTTTGCCTTACGACCAAACCTTACAGATAATTCTGTCGTGTTAGTTGATTGAATAATTTTTAATTTAGGATTACGACCTACCATCCATGCTGGAAACAAGAATGATGCAAACTCAGACTTTGTATGTCTAGGTGGCATGTTTATGATTAGTCGTTTTAATTTGCCATCTGCAATTCTGTTAAATATATCTGCTATTCGTTTATGATGTGATCCTTCTATGAAGTCAGGCCAAACGTGTTTAACAAAAGACATGAAGTCTTTTTTTATATTTCCCTTCTTATCCAGTTCTTGGATTTTAAAATAAGTTTTAGTAAACTCTTTGGCTACATCAGGTGGTAACTTAGAAGCTATATCTAATATCTTTCCAGGGTCGTTTATATCTATCTTCATTTGAAAAAAATTTTTTATAATTTTTTTGGCATCTTATTTCAGATGTAAAATGAAAATACCATCTATAAATGTACAAATCAAGCTTTACAACCTAAAGTAGTGGGACCCCTTTTTTTATAAAGGGGATTGCTTTATTAAAAAATGTTTTAATTATTTAAATTGATTGGGACCCCTGGCGCGTTAGCGCCAGGGCAGAAAGGTTATGCCCAGTTTTTTAGAGCATGTTTCTTGATGTAAAGCGCAGGCCCTACAACGAAGTCTTTACGACCAGTAACATAGTTGTCATTGTCGAATGTCATTCTCCATAACAACGTACCTTCTGGATTTAAAGGTAAGCCCATAAGTTTACCTTCTTCATTTACTATTAATAAATCTCCATTTGGGAAAGTTATACACTCAACCATACCGCCTACAAAAGCCTGGGCTTCTTCAAGTGTTGGAGTATTCTTCTCGTCGTCAATGATTTTAAATTCACTGGCGTCTGTGTTTGTTTTTGTTTGTGTCATTATATCCTTTCTGTTAACTAGGATTATCCTACACTAGTTGTGCTCGTGTTGTCAACAACTTCTTCTATTTTTGTTTCGGTCCAATCTCGACTTCTTCCCCAATCGTATTGAACTCCAGAATGTTTTACTTTAGTGACTTGAACAGGTGTTTCTAGTGGCTCGTTACGAGGACCTAGTGCAATGGCACTTGACCAATGTTTATGCATAAAGTCATTCCAACAACCTTGACTACAGAAGTGGGACCAGACATTATTCCTATTCCAACTAGTTTCTGTTATCTTCCTAGTTCTTAATACTTTGTTTCCTTTAACACCTCTTACTCTATCAGTAGTATGTTTCGTATGGCAATCTGGACCATGACACCAAGTAAAACTCATTTGTCCCCCTTTCTAAGCTTTCGCATTTGCTCATACATTTTTTGCAAATCATATGAGTTTGAGTCTACTACAAATTTTACGAGTTCTTCTTTCATTGCAACTCGTTCTTTATGAGCCTTTTGTTTATTGCTATCAATAACTTCAAAATGCATTTCGTTTTGTTCAGCCATTTAGTGCCTCACTTTCCATGATGTTGTTGCAGTTCTATAACCATGCATATCTAAATCATAATAAACATAGTAAGGCGTTCCATTTTTAGTAACCCCATAATGAGATTTTTCATCATGCTTTCCTTGTCGTGTGATGTGTTTTTTGTGCTTGTTAGCGTAGTAAGTTATGTAAAATGTTTTTGTCATTTTTTCCTTTCTGTTAATATGGGAGTATCGCATAGGACACTCCCATAGTCAAGTGTTAATTTACAGATTGTTGTTGTGCTTTAAACATAGCGATTTTTTGTTCTCTAGTCATTTCAACTTTGTCCTCTAAAAGACTAGCCAAGTTTTCTGGACTATATACTGACAATGCAAGACTAGAACTTTCGTTCATCATACTTTCATTAAGTACAACACCGAGTTTATCAGCTAACGCTTTCGCTTGGTCAAAGTATCTGTAAGATTTTAAACCCAATCTTAACTTCTTCATTTTTTCTTCTGTGTAAGAAAAAATGTTTTCATGTGCCTCAATCAATTTATCTTGTGCGATTGTAAATTGTTTCAACACTTTGAAAGTAGTTTCATCAACTTTGAACTGTCGGCTATGGCAATATGAAGTACCAATGACCCAAAGTTGAAAGTCTTTTTCCCACTCGGCAACAGGTTTAATTGCTTGACCTTTGTCCTCGTTAGATGAGTTTGAATAACCTAACCACTTATCACACTCACTTTCACACTCATAGTATCTTGGATTTCTTCTCTCACTTGCCCAACGTGACCTATAATCTGGGTCATAACCTTTTGCTTTCAACTCATTACGATAATAAGCTAAACCAAAGTCGGAGTTTCTATAACTACCTCGTTGTAGTCCAAAGTTGAGATTGGTGTCATTATAATTTTGACTTACCTTTCCCTCGTCATCAACTTCTTCATATTCATATTTAAAGTTAAAACAATTATCGTGATGTAAGTCGCCACCACTAGACCCATATTTATTAATCATGCGTCTAACAGTATCAACATCTTCCTGTGGTTGATACTTTCTTACAATTTCTTCAACTAATATTTTCATATCAGCACGAATAGTATTGTAATTTTCTTTTGCCTCATTATATTTTTGTATAACAGGGCTATCTTCTCTTTCCCAATGTGATTGAAAAACATTTGCAATAGTTTTTCTTTTTTCTGCATTGAGAGTTATACGTTTTTCTTTTGACATATTATCCTTTCGTTAAATTATTTTTTTTATATATCTATTGACATTCATTGTCAATGGGATTATATGGGATTTGAGTCTTTTTTTTATTTGTTCAAGACAAAATCTAAAACAAATAGGGTTAGATCCAGTGTCACACCGCCTACTGCAGGCCGTCTTCACTGGATGCTGATCCCTGGACATATGGCACTGGATACAGTGTTAAGCCTGTTGCCCGGGCTATTAAAATAAAGCACGCCGGCTTCAATCCATGTGTCCTGGGATCAGTGAGAACTAGCAACGGTAAATGCTTCGCGCTAACCGTAGTGGAACCCTGTACGACCATGGGATCCCCGAGACAGCTAAATCATGGCGGTTGCTGAAAGGACCACTAGCCTACTTCTCACCGGTCGTGATGGTCCCCTGGCTGGAGGTAAACGCGCGCAGTCATGAAGGGGGCCTGAGCAGCAAGCGGCAAGCAGCAAGCTTGACAATTGTTAATATGAGATTATATAGGAGAAAGAATG